TATCCATTTTTAGAAAACATAAAAAAGCCGTTGCCAAGCGTTCGTATGCCGGTGCAAAGATTGATCGCTTAACTTCATCATGGGCAACCACCTCGCAAAACATTAACAAAGATTTACAAGCAGGCGGCAAAGTATTGCGCACTCGCGCACGTGATTTGAGTATTAACAATGATTATGCGCGAAAGTATTTGCAAATGTGTGTTTCAAATGTTGTTGGCGCAAAGGGCATTGTTTTACAAGTTAAATCAAAGACAAGCCGAGGCAAACTCGACCAAAAATCCAACCGCATTGTTGAGCAAGCCTGGGCGAAATGGTCAAAAGCTAAAAATTGTGCATGGGATGGTCGTTTGTCATTTGTTGAGATGCAGCGTTTATTCATTGAAACCGCTGCACGTGATGGCGAGGTGTTAGTGCGTATGGTGCGAGATGATTCACAGTTTGGTTTTAAATTGCAATTTTTAGACACTAATCGCCTTGATGAAAATCTTAATAAAAATCTTGGCAATGGTGCGGTGATCAGAATGGGTATTGAGTTTGATGCTACCGGCCGTGCAGTGGCGTATCACTTACTAACTAATCTTGAAAGCGCAGCAGCGGCCGGTGCAAGATATGAGCGCATTGATGCGGATAATATCATCCACGCCTTTATGGGTGAACGCCCAGAGCAAATCCGTGGTGCAACGTGGATGGCTAGTGCTATGTCACGGCTTAATATGCTCGGCGCGTATGAAGAAGCGGAGTTAGTAGCAGCAAGAATTGGCGCAAGCAAGATGGGTTTTTATACCTCAGAGGCCGGTGATTCGTTTATTTCTGAAGAAGATGATCAAGGTTATTTGATCGATGCGGCCGAGCCGGGGCAATTTGCCCAACTACCGTCTGGCACTGGCTTTACCACTTTTGATCCTACCCATCCAACAAGCGCATTTGAGTCATTTAATAAGGCGATTTTGCGGGGTATTTCAAGTGGTTTGGGTGTGGCATACAACTCGTTGGCGAGTGATCTTGAGGGTGTGTCATTTTCATCTATTAGATCTGGCACGATTGAAGAACGCGATCAGTGGCGAGTGAAACAAAATTGGATGATTCAGCATTTTATGGATCGCATTTATGAGCAATGGTTGAGTATGCAATTGCTGAATGGATCGATGGGTTTATCGATGACTGATTTTGATAAATTATCCGAGATCAGATGGCAACCAAAAGCCTGGACATGGGTTGATCCACTTAAAGATATTAAGGCCTCAACTGAGGCGATTAATGCTGGCATTAAAACCGCCAGTGAAGTGGTGGCAGAGCAAGGCGGTGATATAGAGGATGTATATGACCAGCTTGCTTATGAGCAACAATTGGCCAAAGAAAAAGGCCTTAATTTAAGCATTAATAATGAGGTAATAAGCAATGAAACAAATCAAAACGGGTAATTTAACCCGATATTTTAATTTAGATCGCACGGCGATTGATGAAGAAGCACGCACGGTGGGTTTGTCGTTTTCAAGCGATGCACCAGTTGAACGATGGTTTGGGATGGAAGTGTTAGATCACTCGCCCAAATCGGTTGACTTGGGGCGTTTGAATGATGGCGCACCGCTTCTAATGGATCATGACACGAGCGATCAAATAGGCCGAGTGGAAAGTGCAACGGTGGATGGAAAACGCGGACAAGCGATTGTGCGTTTTTCTAAGTCAGTGCGCGCTCAAGAAATATTTACAGATGTGATGGATGGTATTCGTCAAAACATTTCTGTTGGATACCGTATCAACGAAATGGAATTAGATGAGTCACGATCAGAGGATGAAGTGGAAACGTATGTTGCCACTCGTTGGCAACCATTTGAGGTGAGCGTGGTGAGTGTGCCTGCGGACAATTCAATCGGTATTGCTAGATCAGCTGATGGTGACAATATTACCAAAATCACAAATTTAAAAACTAAAAATAAGGAAGTCAAAATGACAACAGAAAACACAACAAACATCGATGCTGCAACAGTAGCACGCGATGCAGTGGCGGCGGATCGCGCACGCTCACAAGAGATCGATGCAATCGTTGCAAAGCACCCGGAATTAAAAGAGATCGGCAGCCAATTTAAAGGCAATGACCGTTCTATGGATGAGTTTCGTGGTGTGGCATTAGATTCAATCACTAAAAACCAACCAACAACAGCAGCGATTGAAGATACTAAAATCGGCATGAGTGATAAAGAGGCGGATAACTTCTCAATTGTTCGTGCGGTCAACGCATTAGTAACGGGCAACTGGAACGATGCAGGCTTTGAGCGTGAAATGTCAGACTCTATGGCAAGCAAATTGGGCAAACGCGCACAGGGTTTTTACATCCCAACAGACGTTTTAATGCGTGACTTAAATGTGACAACTGCAACAGCCGGTGGTCATACAGTGGCAACAGATTTATTGTCTGGCTCATTCATCGATATGCTTAGAAACAAAATGGCAACAGTTGGCTTAGGTGCAACAATGATGACTGATTTAGTTGGCAACATTGCAATCCCACGTCAAACTGGTGGTGCAACGTCTTACTGGGTAGCAGAAAGCGGCGCGATCACAGAGTCACAAGCAGCCTTTGATCAAGTATCAATGTCACCTAAGACAGTTGGTTCAATGTCAGACATTTCACGCAAAATGTTGTTGCAATCTTCTATGGATGTAGAGTCTTTTGTTCGTAACGATCTTGCAACGTCTTTGGCATTAGCAATCGATTCAGCAGCAATCAACGGCTCTGGCGCTTCTAACCAACCAACGGGCATTTTAAACACTTCTGGAATTGGTTCGGTAGTGGGTGGCACAAACGGTGCAGCGCCGGATTGGGCGGATATTGTTGATCTTGAGTCAGCAGTGGCAATTGACAATGCAGACATGGGCGCACTCGGTTTCTTAACTAACGCAGCAACACGTGGCAAGTTACTACAAACCGAAAAAGCATCTGGCACGGCGCAATATGTTTGGTCAGATAGTAACACATTACGTGGTTACAACGCAGCAGTATCAAACCAAGTGCCATCAAACGGCACTAAAGGCACGGGCACTGCTCTTTCCTCAATGGTGTTTGGTAATTGGAATGACTTGATAATCGGCACTTGGGGTGGTATTGACATCAATGTTGATACTTCAACAGGTTCGGCTTCTGGCACGGTTCGTGTGGTGGCATTGCAAGATGTTGACATCGCGGTACGTCACGCCGAGTCATTTGCAGCAATGACAGATATTATAACTTAATATCAATCATTGTTAATTGAGCGGCATTTATTGTGAGTGCCGTTCATTTTATAAAAAATGACATTTATGTGAGTGTCATTCTTTATAAAAAAAGGAATAAATTATGAAATTACAATTATTAACAGCGACTGCAATTGACGGTACATCGTTCGCCAAAGGTGAAGTGATTGAAGCCAATAAAACATTAGCAGCTAAATTAATTGGCATGAATAAAGCCATCGAAACTAAAGCCAAAAAAAAGGCGAAAAAATAAAAAATGTTTGCAGAAGATTTAAGCGAGTTTTTGGATAGCACTGAGATGGCAGACAATGCCACCATCGGCGCATCTACTATCGCCGGAATTTTCGACAACCAATTTGTGGAAGTACATGGCATTGAGGGTGTGCGCCCAGTATTTGTTTGCGATGAGGCTAATGTGGCAACCATTGCACATGGCGATGCGCTTACTATTAATGCTATTTCATTTAAGGTGGCAGGCATACAGCCGGACGGTACGGGTTTGACTTCTTTGATTTTAGAGAAACAATAATGAGCCACGTCAGACAAACAATTCGCGACAAAATAAAGACCTTGGTGACCGGTTTAAGTACCACTGGCTCAACGGTATATACGTCAAGGGTGTATAACCACAAGACATTGCCAGCACTGGCAATCTATACGCTTGATGAACAATCAAGTGATGATTTGGACAATGTTACTTTCACATCTACTAATCAACACCGGTTGCTCAACATTGTAATCGAGGCTCGCGCCAAGGCCACGTCAAACGTGGACACAACTTTAGATACCATTAGCGCGGAGATTGAAACAGCACTTTTTAGTGGGGGTGATACTACATTAGACGGAAAGTGCAAATATTTTGAATATAAAGGATTAGAAGTTGAGTTATCGGGCGAGCAAGAGCAACCCTGTGGCTTGATGACTATGCGTTTCTCTGCCCTTTATCGGGTGGACGTGACGGATGTAACAACTTTAATTGATTAATTATTAAGGAGTAAAAAATGGCAACAGTGAAAGGATATAACGGTTCTTTGCGTGATGGTTCAAGTAATTTGATTGGTGAACTCACCAGTTTTACTTTGAGCATTACACAGAATTCAGAGCAACATAATTCATTCGGTGACGAGTGGATAGATACAACAGCAACCAATAAGAACTGGTCGGTAGATGGTTCGGGAATGTTTGATCCTGATGACACTTATCAAACAGCACTTGTAACCGAAGTT